CGTCGGCGTGTTGCTCTCAATTCAAAACCTTCAACCTTCTGTAAGGAATCCCTTTTATATAGGGCTTTTCCTGAGGATTGGAACTCTCTTAAACCTCTGTGTGGAGAATATTTTTACAATGTCCCCTGTGTGGAGAATATTGATAGAGCAGAAATGAAAATTGATGAGATACGGCCTCACCCGGAACCAGATCAATATCATGCTTATGCATTGAAAATTGTTGACAGAGTTTTGGAGGTTCCTCTAACTCAACCATCTTGGACAGCTGAGTTTACATATAACCATTTAGATCTGAAGAAGAGTCCTGGTACTCCACATAAATATCTTGGTTATAAAACTCGTGCTGATTTATTTGATAGTTCCATGTGGCTAGATAACTTTGAAAATATTGAGTTTTTAACTCAGTTGCTTCCGATTTATGAGTCAGTTGGTAAAGAGGAATTAGCTTCTATTGAAGATTGGCATTCTGGGAAAGTAAGAACTTTTCAGACTACATCAGCTCACTTATTGTTCTGGCAGTTAAGATTGTTTGGGCCCCAAAATGAGGCATTAAAAGGACACTCCTGGTCTAAATATGGGTTTAATCCCTTTTATGGTGGTACTAATAGATGGTACCGGGAGATTATGGTGACAGATGAGAATGGAAAATTTCTTTTCCCTATTAGAATTGCTTGGGATATCTCTGGTTATGACCGTTTGATTAATTTAATCTATGTTGCTCGCCGGAGACTGTACTACTGGAAAATTGCTAATCCCAATTCGCCCTATACTGCTATTGCAGAATGGGTTACTAGAGCATATATACGATCCGTGATCATCTTCTTTAATGGAGATGTTGTTATCAGACGATATGGTAACAATTCAGGATCTGGAACGACTACAACTGACAACATACAGGCTGGCTTTGAGGTTATTGCAGATATCCTCGTTGTTTCTTTCTTTAAAAAATATGATCGTTTCCCGACCTTTGATGAGGTCATAGATCAACTTGTTAACCTTTTTGGTGATGATAATGCCATGTATCTGGCAATGGAATTCGACTATATTCTGAATCAAGCATTCGTGGAAGATCGACTGTATAATCAACATGGCCTACTGTGTAAGTGGTGGGTAGGTGGAATAGAGCATCCGCATGGGGAGTTGCCTTTTTTAGGCTTCACGTTTGCTCACTATGGGGAGTTTGTTATACCAATGTGGAAGAGGGAGCGTCTCCTTCATCCAATATTGTATACTCCCTGTAAAAAATCTCCTGGCCAATATCTACAACAGTTTTACGCGCTGTTGGTTATGTCGTTTGCACATCAGGACTTATTTATAAGACTTAGAGGAATTTATATAAAACTTTTAGCTCATTTTTCTACTTCTGGGCAACCAGAGGTTAAAGTGATGCTTCGCTTGGGAGCACCTAGTATTGGTGATGTTGAGCTTTTTTATCTGGGTTTAGAATCTGGATCTAAGCTCCCACTTGACGTGGTGACTGGCGGTGGAGGCCCATTAGTTCGATTTAATATGGAACGCGATAATAAAAAATTTGCGCTTGAGAATGCTTGCATTCCTAGGCATAATTCTCCTAGTTTGGTTCGCGCTGGCGTAACCCTTCCTGAACGAAACTGGCCCCAACCTTTAGATGAGTTCGTGCAAGCTCACCATTTTGGTAAGGCCTATTGTCTTAAACACTCTTGTTTTGACGAGTGTTATCTAGACAAGTTTGCTGATGACCTGGTGTCCGCAGAGGCTCGGTTGGCCTCTGGTTTTAAAGAAGGTGGTTTCAACCCCTACGGAAATGGTCAAACAGCACAGTATACCATACAACAACCGACTATCACTACCGTTTCTACAGGTGCTTATATTTGTACCTCTACATGTATTTTTCAGAATCCAACTAATGTTGTTGGAGCCGGGGATACTGCCATTGATGCTTTTGAGGATTGGTCCTCTCAAGTATCGAATGCTCTTGCTTTTTGGGCCCCTGATTTTCTGAAACCTCATCGTGCTTTAGTCACGTATCTCCGGTCTTTACCAAAGCCTCCTGAGGGGCAGAGTCTCGATTTTATCTGGACGATGCCTCCCGAGAAAGCTGTTGTAACTTTCTGGGATACATTCAAAGAGGGATCTTATAATCCGTATGGAAATGGTCAACCGATGACGAAAGACGCTTACTTGAAGATGAACTCTACTAAGTTCGCAACACTTACTCCTGATCAACGAGAAGGTGCTTATCGCGCCTATTTGTCTCGTTTCGCAAATAATAAAAAGCGAAAACAGGGAGCTCGCACTCGCACTAGACAGAATAAACAACCTCTACCTATTACTCGCGGACCCAAAAGGAATGTGGGTTATGAAGATAGAGGAGAAATTAAACTTAGTGGTTGTGCTAAAGCTTATGCTACTGCTCTCCGTTGTCCATTTTATTGGCAGGATGGTTCTTGTTCCAAGAAAGTTCCCAAAGGAGTTTCTCAAGAGCAAATGCCTTGCCAACCTCAATATCCAGGTCTTCGGACAAGGAAATTTGCAGGAATGGTGAAGGGTACTCTTGGCACTCCAAATGGGAATGATGGTGCTTTTTTGATGATTGCTCCTTGGAGACTCGCAAATGACAATAATGTCTCGACCGATGTATCTCCTTGTGTGCTTTATTCAAATTACACCATTGGTGGAACTGGGGACTATTTCCCTATTTGTGATACGGGTGGAACCTGGAATAATGGTGCTGCTAATCTCAATACAGATTATAATACTGCTTCTCTGGTATCTTCTGGAGGAGTTGGTATAAAAGAACGTGTGGTTGGAGCGGGTCTCCGCGTTAAGTATATTGGTCCGAATGTGACTGCTTCTGGAATGTACAATACATTTGTTGCTCCGGATCATGAGTCTATTTCAGATCTCAGTCTTGAAACTATCTCACAATATGATAGTTATTGTTCTTATTCCGTCACCGGTAAGATGGTTGACGATGATCCTTGGGTCTACTTGACTTATTCCCCCACAGATGTAACTGATATGGACTTTGCTCCAGATACAATTGCTAATGCAACGTGGCCGGATAATTTAAATAAGAACCATTTTATGGGTATACTTATAACTGGCGTCCCTACTGGTGGCAATTATTTTGCCTGGGAGGCCATTGTGCTCTGGGAAGCTATTGGTCAAACTGTTCGGGGAAAAACAACAACCCCAATTGACCCTATTGGAACTGCAGCAGCTCTCAATTCCATTAGACCAGAAACACAAAAGAGCATAAACACTGGCCAGACTGTAATGAATGCGGTCAAAGCTGGAAATAGTGATTTATCACTTACCAACATTGTCAGTGCTGTGGCGCCGATCGTGGAGAAAGTTGC